TTAACGTATGATGCACCATTTTTTTCCTTTAGAGAACCTAATCCACGACTAGATACTCCGAGTTTAGCACCTTCATCCATCAACGACTTGACAATTTTACCCATTGGTGTATCCATGATTTTCGCTTCTCCTATGAAGTTCTTACCATCTGGATACAATGCTGTAATCATATGTGAAACTCTTTCAAGATTTACAGTCGGACCGTCTGGGTGTCCTAATTCACCGAATGCTCTTTTTTGTCTTGTGAAGTTCTTATTGTAATTAGCAACTTCCTTCTTTAGAATATCAAACGGATATACTCTACCATTCCGATTTTTAACATCAGCCTGCATGAATATACCTTTTATTTTATATTCTTTCTCACCTTTCTCATTTTCTTCAGTAATGTATTCTACATCTTCTATGTGTTCTGCGATTAACTTTAATGCCATTTAACTATCCTCTCTTATGTAGTGTTAGTCCAACCAGATACTTTGTGGAATTCTGTAACTAAAGTAAATGTACCAGTCGCATTTGTGACCAAAACATCTCCACTAATTCCAGAACCAGCATTGTTTGTCAGTGCTGGTTGACCAGCATCATAACCATAAGTACCGTTGCCTGTTAAAATAATTGCTTGAACATTTGATGTTGCGTCCCATAAAAGTTCGACACCACCAGATGCAGATTCAATAGACCACCATATTTTTGCAATAGATAATCTAGGGTCTGTAGATGCAAGAGTCATTGCAGATGCGTCTAAAACACTTACTGCACTATTTGATGCGTTATCACTTACTGTTTTGATAACTGTTTTATAACTTGTATCTATTAATGTTTGATTTGTTACTGCCATATCTTTCTATCCTTACATTACTGCAAATAATTCTTTTTCAAAATAGTCCATAAGTTCGTTTTTCGTTACTTTAAATTTTCTTGCAGTATCTTTTATACTGTTATCAAAACTATTTAGGAAATTTTGTGGTTTATCGTGCATTTTTTTCATAATAAAGTCCACAGCATTCTTCATTTTCGGAGAAAGCTTTTTATATCCCTTAGTTTTTTTGTGTTCATCTTTCTCAGAAATCTGAGAAAGGAAATCTTCGAACTTTTTATTCTTCATTTGGTTTATCGTTGACATTATCAGGAGCTTCTTCGGGAACAGTTGTTTTAATTATATTACCTGCGACTTCTTGTCTTTTAACTTCAAGTCCATCTGCGACTTTTGTCGTCATGGCATCTTTAAATCCCCTTTCCGCTTCGATATTATCTCCTTTTTCGATTGAATCAATCACTTTTTTAACTTCATCACTCATTATAATTTATCTCCTTCATCATCTGATGGTTCTCCAGTTTCTCCTTCATCATCTTCAGGCATTTCTTCAGTTTTTGTCATATCAATTTGAGTAGCACCTGGAGGCATAATTGGATATCTTGTTACGCCATCACTATGGTCTGGCACATTAAGGTCACCTTCACCACTTTCTGATTTAATTTCATCTTTCATTCTTGATATCTCGGTATCACTCATTCGTAAAACATATTTTTGTACATAAGTTTTACTATAAAATGTTCCGATATATGATTGCATTCTATCAAGAGTATCTATTCTGTTTTGTAATAGTTCTGCGTCTTTTAATTCTGAGAAATGTCCATCTTTTAAGAAATTGAAATTGATATGTTCTTTCATGTCATGCCAATCTTCGTCATTGATTATTCCTTTTAATATTAATTGTGTTCTCATTACATCAAGGAACAATCCTGTAAATTTCTTTCTTAATCTTTGAACAAACTTTGTAAATTTTAATTCATCTCTTGTTACTTCAGTTGACCTACCAGCACCCACTACTGTTCCTGGAGATTCTTCTGTAAGTCTTGAAACTGGAACATTTAGTGAACGATATAATCTTTTTTGAAAATATTTTATATCTTCAATTTCACCAAGATTTTGTCCAGCAGGTAGAGTTTGAACATCTGTTCCCCTACCACCTTCTCTGATTGGTAGCCAGAAATCTTCTAGCATTGACATATGATTTCTATCATCACGGATTTCACCAGTAGTTGCATCATATACAAGTTTATTTCTATAACGATTCATTACATCACGAAGATATTGTTCTGCTTTTACTTTAGGTAAATTTCCTACATCAATTCTAAAAATTCTTCTTTCTGGCGCTCTTGATATTCTGTAAATAACAAGAGAATCTTCAATCATTCTTAATTGATTAACAGGTTTAATTGCTTTATGTAAATGTGAAAGAACTCTACCAGAGTTTTGGTCTATTAATCCAGATGTACAATATGCGATTGAATCGCTAGCGATTTGAATACCAGAAGTATTGAGACCTTGTTGCATTCCTTTTTCATTATATACATAAAATTCATCTATATTTTTTACTAAATCTAATCCAGTTTTAGGGTCTTTCTTTCTATTAACTTGTCTTACTTTTTTAATTTTCCGAGGGTCGATATATCTTAATTCTTTGATACCCAATTTCGGATTTTCTTTATCTATTATCATATGATAATAACATCTTCCGTCAACATACCATCTTCTAAAAACATCATGTCCTTTCTTTTGAAAATGCAAAAGACTTAAAATATTATTGAATTCGTCTCTTATTTTTCTTTTGATATTTTCTGGAACAGGTACGTTTTCCAGAATAGGCGAAACGGATTGGTCCGCTTCGTCAGCGACAATCGCTTCGTTAACGATATCTTCTACTGCCATATCACACTCTGCTTGTTGTGCGATATCACGATATCTACGAATTAAATCATCATCTGATTTTGTTTTACCTTCTAAATCTAATACTGATGCAAAATGCCCAGCGCCTGAGACTTCAACTGCCCCATCATCAGGGGATGGAGTGGTGAAACCTTCACCACTGCCTTCTCCTTCTTTAACTCTGGTAATCTTGAACCCAAAGAGTTCTGCCATTGTGTATTACCTGCCTTCTAATTTTCTTACTAGTATTATTTAGTAAGACTAAATTAGAAGTTTACTCCAGATGCTACAAAGTGTTGATATCTCCAAGTAACCTCAAATTCTTCAAGTGCATTTGCAGTCTCATGACTTAATTCAATTGCACCCAAACTTTGTGGCCATAATCCTCTAAAGATATATGTTTTTAACACAGTATCATCCCTATCGAGTTGTTCTACAGTTGCGTCTGTCTGATAATCAGAAACATCAGTAACACCTGTATTTTCTGCAAGGTCATTAATACCATTCATCCATCTTTCAACAGCGTTTCTTACCATAAAGTCAGTATCATTGATGATAGTTGTTGTCCATGCATCAAATTCTGCTCTATCACCTGCCATATAAAGTGTTCTACCTCTAAATGGTACAGGTATCTCACCTATATTTTGTGTTGGTAAGTTAGTTGCTTTAACAAGAAAAGATGTTCTTCTTACATCTAATCCTATTACGATTCCAGATGGTGGTGTTAATGTAACTCTAAACTGATTCGGTCTAGCACCGCCGCCGATTAACTGAGCTTTAAATTCGTCTAATGTTGCCATTGTTCTCTCCTATTAACCACCGACCTCGCTAAATGCGACACCAGTCCTTGTTGCTATGAAATTTAGTGTAATGAAGTTGATTGACCTTGCTGGTTTGATGTATATATCAGCAATAAACTCATTTCTGTCAATGACTTCTCCTGTGTTATTTGACGCATCACAAACTACACTAAAGTCTGTAATTCCTCGTCTACCTTGTACATCTCTTAAAAATGGTTCAACCATATTTCTAAATTGTGCTCTTGTAAATTCATCATTGAATTCAAAAAGTTGATATTTAGAAGCAGTTGAAATTGCTTTTTCAAGAACGATAAACAATCTTCTTACGTTGATTCTATCAAATGCACTTGGTTTTGTTAATGCAGTTTTATCTCCGAATAAATGCACACCTTGTCCAGAAAAATTAACTACTGGATTAATTCGTGCTTTATAAAGAGTATCTCTGTGTGCTTGTTTTGGGTCGTATGCAAGTTTTACTGCACCTCTGATTTGTCCCCTGTTGAATCCAGCAGGTGAGAACCAAGGGTCAGTTACTATATCTGTATTTGCACAAGTCCCAGCAACATCTCCATTTAATGGAACATGTCTATAAACATCATTATATTTGTCGTACATATATTTGTAACCACTATCAAATACTGCGTAAGATGAAGATGGTAATGTATCAAAATATGTTTTAACATTGTCAGTCTGTGTCAATGCAGTTGCTACATTTACAACATCATTCCTTGCTGGCGAGATGAAACAAATACAATCTTTCCTTTTTTCACAAAGGTCGATTAACATTGTACCATATGTGTCACCATCTGTTGCACTATTTGGAGTTGTCCCTGCTAAAATTAGATTAACATCTATAAGTTCAGGGTCTTTAAATCTGTCATATGCGACTGTGTGTTCGCCGATTGTTACTGAATAATCATCAGTACCACTTGAAAGTGCGTTTAAGGTTGGCGAATTTACAGCAGTATATGTTGAAGTTGTATCTGTACCCCAGTTTGAGCCACTTGAATTGTGGTCCGTCCAATAAATCCATTGTGATTGTGCAAAAATTACATCTGGATAGTAATTAGTACCACCCTGTGGTGTTTTTGCAGCTGAGTTTTTAGATAAATGTGCGAAAGTTTCAATAACTGACGCTGTTCGTTGACCGTTTACATCAACATCACTTCCAGTGATATCACCAGTTGTGTCATATACGACTACATGCATTTCATCATTTGACCCACGACTATTTGCAGTTGCCCATGCAGATGTGCCTGGAGCAGTAGAGAATAAATCATACCATCTCCAACGTCTAAGAATATAAGAATCATCTGTAACGGCAGCTTCTAATCCTTTACCATCACCGTGGTCTTTTTGACGAATAGTCAATACAGTACCACTGTTTGCTGTTACTTCATATTCAATGCCTTCATGTCCTGTTACAGCACTAAATGCACTTGAATCAGATGAAGCGTCAGCAGATGAGAAAGATACCAAGTCGCCGACATTAATCGTGCTACCAGCATTACTATCAACAGTTATAGTTGTATCTAATGCAGCTGCAGATGCGTCATTAACTTGATAAGTGTCACCCATATGTTGTTCAAATGCAGTTGCACTTGGACACATTGAAACGCCGACTGAATTACCCCAAGTACCAGCAGTTCTTGCAGCCCATTCGCCGACAGAACCCTGTCCACTTGCATAGTTTTCTTGGTAATGGTCGTCATTCTTAATTAATACAGCAGTACCACTTACACAAGCATTTACAATTGCAGATGTTGGTCTTACAACTCTTAATGCATTTCCATATTTAAGAAAGTTGGC